ATAGCAACACGAGTATGATAATCAATACACAACCTGACAAAACCAATGCCAGGATAACCAACAAAATTTCTTCTAGCCAATTATACTCGTTCTTCTTCACTCTTTGATTCCGTTTGGGTAGGGCTGAGGTTCTATATCATGCTCCTCCAATTGCTTCCGGAGCGTCTGCGCATAGTTTTCTAACCGCTCGACCTTACGCTCCAAGATTGCCACCCGCTTTTCAAGACGATCGATCCACTTGCCCGCACTCTCACTGATATCTGTTACAGTTTCCGCAGACGACTTTGCCGCCGATATGGGAAACTGCCGTAGATTGAGTAGGATTGCGGCGATACTGGCTATCAAAGCCACCCAACCCGTAACTACGTCTAGGTTCATCGATGATTTCCTCCCCGTTTACCGTTGATTCTGTAGCGCATCTGATATAACAATAGAACGCATAGCGTAAGCGAAAAGGCCGGGCGAATAAAAACCCGGCTAAAGCGAATCGGGTCAGCGGGCGGTATAATCCCCAGGTTTTGCAACACGACATGAGCATATATCCCCGCAAAATACAGCCCTAACAGCCCGGTTAAATAACCCGTGACTCGCCGCTGCATATACACTCGATTGATTATGCTGTAAATGACCATTAACAGCCCTAACAGCAAGTTAAGCAGAGCCAGGGAAACCGATATAAGCTGTTCGGACAATACGCTATCCATTACGAGCCTCCGAAATCCGTGTTGTACCCCAGCACAGGTTTAACAGTTTCGTACAGTGCTCGAAACAGGGCTGGATCAATCCACGTATCCAGTAAAGCTGAGAATATGAAATACCCGTCCCACCACGGGTATGGAGAAACCGTTAAATCGTCCATTCGAGCAATGCAAAAATTTGCCGCTCCCCGAAAAATCGTCCCTGCCACTCCCAGCCCCGGGTTGTCTAACTGTGGCACAAGCCGATACTCATACTCTGAGTTGTAATACAGATAGCACCCCCCACCCGGGATGATGCTTGCCCCGCACAGTACAACCGTATAGTTTGCTGAACCTACCGGAATCCGCATGTTCACGTTTGTACCGTACCAGATTTGTTGACCCGCCGCCGCCCCGTTAGTAGACAGTCCCGCGCACCAGTTTAAAAATCCTGCAGCTGCAGTATAAGCGTGGAAGTACGAAAAATCTGCTGGACCCTCCCATTTGCTCATGGTAGTGTAATAGACGTTCGGACCCGCAACCGGATTGACAAAGTTTGGCGGAATCAGCATCGCGGTTAGCATAGTAATTCCACGTCGCGCCGCTATAACATGACTCTCTGCCATGCTAATATCGAGGTTAAACACGTCACCAGTCCAGAGAGAATACGTAGTCGAATTAAAACCCAGCCTCAAGCTCCCTCCCCACCCATGCCGATAGCGCATTGGATTAGGGTTAGCGATCGAAGCAGGCGCTCCTGCTGTACTAGTCACCGCCAGCATGCACTGCTCGGCTGTTCCCAGTCTTCCTCCTACAATCGATGGAACTGCAAAAAAATCATTGGGCTCTCTCGTGTCTTCGTTATATATCCAAGCCGCACGATGACCCTCCATCGTTGCCAGTAATCCATGAAGCAACGAGTAAACAAAAATATGATCTCGGCGCGACTGAAAATCCGCTCCCAGCAAAACGTTTTGATCTGCGTTCCTCCGATTTACCACAGGCATCAGTACTGCCCTCCCGCTTTCATGTTTAGATAATTCTCAAAACGGTTTAAAGGCACAGACGAGATATCCAGTCCATATGGAGCAGTGTAGCGCACCTCATTAATCAACGCTACCCGCGGGTCAATTCCAGGAGCGCCAGGATAGCCATACTCACCGATCAGCCAGTCCGCGAGGAAAATCACCCGCCCGGGTTTGACATCCCAGGGCGCAACCAGAGAGCGGGTCAGATAGTCATATACCGCTTGCTTGTTTTCGCTCAGATGATAGACATAGGCTATCTGCAGATCAACAAGTTCATACACCGCCTCTCGATCTTCATTAACGTAAAACCGCCACGGACTAACTCCATCCCCGATTTTGACAACATCTTCAATTACCTCAAGGGCTGTTCGGTACTGATTTTCCCTATCCACTTTCAAAGCCGCGTTTGCGCCAACCCTAAACATACTGGTGTTCAGAATCGCAGTGTTCGGATTATCCCCTAGGGCATCGATGATTTTTTGCGTCACGGTTTGTGTTACTGCGGCTCCACCCGTCCCGATCTCTCGCGGCTGGTAGATATATGCCCCTAACCAGTTTTGATATCCCTCGACCGTCAGTACAACCGCCCCAGTTTCCTGAGTATTTGGGGTAACGGTAAAAACAGATTGCGGATAGCGAAACTGCGCCAGATAAATATCCCGCGCGTCCTCCGCTTCGTTATAACCTGTAGCTGGATCAACCAGGCATGTACCTGCCTGGATTACTCGTTCCCATATCCCATATAAATCTTGCGATTCTGTATCTTCCACGAGCGTTGTTTCTGCCTGCCCTGCGTCTGTTATAAAATCGTCTAGGATGACTCTGGCAGTATAGGTTGCCATAACGCGATTGGCGATATCCGTCATCGGGCCAAGCTCAAAACTAATACCGCCAATCCTGGCCGAAATCCGATTGACAAACCCTCGAAAAATCCTTGTCCCCCCAGGGTTATAAATCGTTATGTCTCTGCCCAGCCCTGTTTGCACCCACCCCTCGGCATCGGTCTTACGTAGCACCAGTGGTATCTCGGCGCTAAGGTATTCTCCAAAAATCCCTAAACTATGACTATACCCAACTAGAGGAACATTAAGTGAACCGCTATCATGTGATGATGAGTATAGCGGAGATCGCCAAACTAACGAGATACCAAAAACGGTCATATCTACACCCTGGCATACTGGAATTGAGCCGAGCGAAAAACCTTGACAAACAACAGAGGCTCATCATCATAAACCCAAGCTCCAGTTGTCGCATCGTATTTCATGCTCAAAAAGTACAACCGGCTTGTTTTCCCCGCCGGAATTTTTAGTTTATCAACCGAGATTGGGGTTAGATGATAGATTGCAGACGTGGCCTTGTTAGGATAGGTCGAGCCTGTACTAGTAGCATCATCATGTAGTACCGCAGACAGTGTAGGCTTCTGCTTTTCGGCACTATCAATCGTCAGTACAGCAGAGCCAGCGCGGATACCTCCCGCATAAAGCCGGATAATGTTTCCATCAGCGGACGCCCCCGGCCCAACCCCCGGCCAGTATACCTCACAAGCGTTTTCGTCAATCGGAAGCAAAAAGAAACCTAGTATACCAGTCGAGATATTGGCCGCAGAACCATAAAAATCAAGATACGGGCGAAAATAATCTAAGCTTACGGTAACAGGGTTATCGTATTCCACACCTGTTAAATCGTCCGAATCCTCAAGTGACGGATAAGACGAGGGTAACGAAATTTCCCCGAACTCTAAAATCTCCCAAGCGTTGACAATCTTATGCGTGACAGTTTTTGATGTCCAAACAGGAGTTGTATTAAGCGCGTTGGCAAAATTTGCCAACCGCCAGCCAATCTCACCAGCATTGCCATTGACCTGCTGGGCAATCATAAAAATACGGAATCTTCCTCCGAAAATCTGGCGCAGGTAATACACCGGATAAAGTGCCGTGTTTAGCACTGCTGCACCTGTCCACCCCCCGACCGGAGTCAGGTTAGAATCGCTCGCTCGGTGAAAATTCTGCACACTGGTAAGCGAGCCAAACCCGCCCGGGTTGACATTCCAAAGCGCGTTGTAATCCAGCCCGGAAAGCGCTGTGTTGCCATAGTAGTGAGTATCATCTATGGCGGGCAACCAAGTTGTAAAATAATCAACCGATTTGATACTCGAGCTCCATCGATACAACGGTACTCGCTCCTGTGAGTAGACGCCCATCAGAATCCGTTTCATCTGATAATCGGTAGTGCTGAATAGTTGCAACCGCAACGGGCAATCTAGATCGCCTGGCGCATCCTCAGCGTCAAAGCGAATAAAATTTCGTTGCGCCGAGTAAGGATATTGTGTCACGTTAATGCTTTCTCCACCACCAGCCGACAACCGAAACCAGAATCCGGTACGGGCTGGCAAGCCAGCCACTCCTGGCAGTCCATAGCCAAGAGCAGCCGGTCTGCTCCAGTGAATTACAAGAGTCTCTCGTGGGTCATCGCCTGCTGCAGCATCCGAGATATATAAACGGTCATAAGCAAGATTTTGCCATACTCCTCCACCATCTCTGTACTGTAGCGTCATCGTGTTTAGCAAATCGTTTTGCGTAGATAGTGCCTTGTCCAGAACCAGAACAATTGAGTTTGGAACAGGAACGTAGTTGTCAAAACCACCAGACGTACCCCAGCCCTCTCTTGTAATTGCAAAATAGCATGTATCCCCAAAGACCGCGCCGCCTGGTGTATACAGCCAAAACGGAGGGACGGAATCGCGCAGGTTTGCCGAGACAACGCCTCCGATAACCGTATGAATATCCGTCCAATCCCCCGCTGTCCAGAAGTTAGCAACAGGCTTGAAATTCTCGTCAACCTGGTTACCTGTCTTGAGCGTTACCAACGTTGCCGCTGGGCTGATATGCACTGTGTTCTCGTCTATCCCAAACGGCTGTACTACAAACTCTCCGGGCGGCGTCTCTTGCCACACTCCCCGCCGAAGCACCAGTGAACCTTGATATGCAAAGGAATGCCCATTTCCAACAGTAGTGAGTAAATCACTTTCCAGGCTAAACCGATAATCCTTAACTATCGCATACTGATAATCTCCGCACGCCAGAAGCGTTTCTAGATATACATATGGATCAGGCTTTGCAGCTTGCCCTGTCCAAAATTTCACAGCCAGATCAAGATTGTACAACAGTCGAGACAGGTTTTCTCCTGCCTGGCGCTTATCTGCTCCTGAGATAGTTATCTCAAGCGTTTCTATGGCATCATCTTGTACTTTACTAACCAGTTGACCGCCTTGCACAAATGGGCTGGAGGTCCAAACCCCATCGTTTTTTGCGGGAGCAATAGCGGGTGTCCATGCAACGATACCGACTCCGTTCGGCACTCCAATTAGATTGATGTAAGTCATCTATCGACTCCTCGCTATCACTCGATTGAGCATCGCCTCAAACTCCGCCCAACTGGCAACTCCGTGAATGTTCACTCCGCCAAGATTAATATTTGAGGTATTGGTAACTGATGTAGCAATCGGTTGTGCCGCCATAGCTGGCTGATACCTAGGAATAACCCCACCCGGCGACACTTGATTATATCGTTTCCCCGACATATTTGGCGCAGACATGCCACCAGTCATGAATGCTGGCAGCCCCATCCGGTTTATTTCACTTAGCGCATCAGCTATACCTCGCAATCCAGTCTCAAACGGAGTAGGACTGCCCGGTGTTAGCCAGTCCGGTAACTGCACGTTTCGCAAAGCGTCAGTCATGTTTCGTATCCAGCCAACAACCGCTTCAATCGCTCCACGCAACCCCCCGATGCTTTCCCACCACGCTTGAAAAACCGGGATGATATAGGTGTCGAGAAACTTCCAAATTGCATCCAAAACAGGCTTTAATATATTTTGCCAAGCGCCCTGGACGGCCTTGATAGCCAGCGGAATCGCTACCCCTAAGAAATCCCCCAAAGCTTCCCAAACAGGAAGCATGTCTACGGTCAAAAATTGCCACACTCGTTGTAACGCGGGTTGCAACACGTTAGACCAAAAATCGGCTAACGCTTGAATTGCTGGCGGTAGATTTACCGATAACCAGTCCCACACTTGCTGTAGAATCGGAATAACGTTCGCCTGAAGAAATTGCCAAACTGCCTGTAGTGCAGGTTGCAGCGTACCAGTCCAAAACGCCGATAATGCCTGAATTGCAATTGGTAGGTTTTCCGCTAACCATGTGTAAACCGCCGCAAGCGTGGGTTGAATTGCCTCGAACCACTCTTGAGCCGTAGCCAACGCCACCGGTAAGTTCTCTCCAAGCCAAACCCCGAATTGCATCAGTCCTGCAACCGCGGCATCTAGCCAAGCCTTGAACTCGTCCGTTTGAACAAATTGAGTTATAGCAGTAATAAACTGCGTAATAACTGGTAGCAGAGCATTTCCGAGAGTGGCTTTTAGGTTCTCCATCTGAGCGGTAAGTATCCGTTGTTGGTTCGCTAACCCGCCACTTGTTCTGGCAAAATAGCCCTGAGCATCTGCGGTTTGTTCCCAGATTACAGCATTGGCTGCTAAAATTTTTTGCTGCGGCGTCAAGGCTTCGTTGGTAGTGCTAATGATGCCCAGCTCTAAAGCCTTTTCCTGTAATACTGCTTCATTTAGCAATACTCCAAAGCGGCGCATCGGTTCGGATTCACCCCGCAAGGCAGCCCCTAATGCAACAACAACCTCCTCGGGAGACGCGTTGTTAAAACTCGCTATGTCACTCGCCAGTCCAACTAAATCAGTTGAGAAACTAGACAGGTCGTCTCCCGTCAATCCAGCAGCTTTACCGAAAATCCCAAACGTTGATGCTGCGTCCAGAGCGGCTTGTTTCGACTGTCCGAGTTGAGTGTCAGCCGTTTCCGCAAACTGTAAAATCGCATCGCCAGCATCACCAAAAACGACTTTAGTCTTATTAATAGTTTCGCTAAGGTCACTAGCCTTGCCTATCATGTCAGGAATTAGTTGAGTCGCCGCACGCAAACCGTCCTGGATTAGATTCCCAAAAACAAACCCGGCAGCGATTTTCCCGATGTCAAGCAATCCTCTAGATAGCCCACCCAAAGCTTTCGAAAAAATATTCCCCGAAGGAGCCGATTCTGTGATTTTCCTGGCAGCATCGCTCGTCTTGTTTGAAGCCTCATTCAACCCGCGCTTGTAATCCGACAGCCCTTTGTTGAAAGCGTCGGTTTCAAAAACCGACTGTATACCGACTTTCGGAAATGGAGTCATCTAATCATCTCCGAGTGTAGCGCTTTCGACTTTTGCTCACGCTCGTGCTCATCTTGCTCGTGACTCAGCATTTTATCTAGAACTCTATCGTGCGCAATCATCTCTGCCTGATCTTCCCAACTCAATTCCCTGAACTGGCTTGGCGTCATGTGCCATTCCTTAGCAGTATGGGCTTGCTGGAACCGAACGCTATGACTCCACGTAATTTTTCTCAACCGAACATTAATTTGCGAGAGCGGCTTGTAATTCCCGTTTGGCAGTCTCTTTTGTACTGCGAAACGTGGCGCTCGCGGCAGAAATCTGTTCCTCCGTCAACGCTCCCGCTAAGGAAATTTGGATGATTTTTTCGAACAATCCGTAACTATCTTCAACCGTTTTGAGTATCTCGGTCATGATGTAGTGTGAACGCAATTGCTCCATATACTCATCCATAGCATCTAAGTCGTCCGTATTGAGCGGACGTTCAGGAACCACAATGTTTCGCCGTTTTTGCCGTCGTAGCCATGTATCATCATTAGGTAACTCGATCTTGACCGCCGACAGTAACAGGGTTGTGCGTTCCTGTGCAATTTCGGCCTGTAACCGCCTATTTGCATCTATATAAGCATTCCAAGCTTTTTCAGCTTCCGGATCTCCCTTGATGGATTCTTGGTCATGCTCGAATAACATCTCTCCGCCACCGACTGGCGTAACTTTATATGTTGGCGGGGTAATCGGTTCTCCAGCATCAAGATATTTCTTTCTTGTGCCTTGTTCGGACAATTCAATCGCCAAGGGAGACACCGGCTCATACTCTAACTCAACCCCCGCTACCGTTCGGTAAATCATTTTTTTTTCGGTCATCTTGCTCGCTCTCCTCATCTGACGTGTAAGCCAACCCCCAGGGAGAGCGGGCTGGGAAATTGGCTTGCACGTCCGGATTTATCAAAAGCTAATATTCGCTCTCCTAAGCGGTTGTAACCTTCAAAATTACGGCAGTCCCGCCATTCGCTTCACCAACAGCATACACCGTGTCTGCATTCGCTACAACTATATCATTCAGCCCACTATTCGTAGGAGTCGTCAAAACGTCCCAGGTATAGCCACCATCAATCGTGCGCAAAACCGAGCCGAGCGGAGCAGCCGTGTTATACAGCATGAAACCGATCAACTCGTTATAAAACTCAATGTCCCTAACCGTGCCAACACCAGACCCCGTCCATCCAGTGCGCTCTGTCCAGGTTGCACCACCGTCCCGGCTGTAGTAAATCTCACCGTCGTCCGTTCCTACCCACATGCGGTTGACGTCCTGCCGATAGCAACAGAGCACGTCGCCCGCAGACGGCGCAGTGGCAAGCTCCCATGTGACTCCACCGTCAGAACTCAAGACTACGATTCCTGCAGGAGCACCAGCCATGCCATAGTTTTCATCGACAAAATGGACACACGCATAGTCGGTTGCGGTAAGCGCTCCAGCCTCAACAGCCGTCCAAGTCTGTCCACCGTCTTCAGAAAAATAGATATAACCGCCCTCACCAGCAAGCCAGATATGCCGAGAGTCAAGCGCCCATAACCCGCGCCCGGTTTTTGCTCCATGCCCTTGGGCTGCTCCACCGATGTTCACTTCCGTCCAGGTTGTCCCGGCATTATCAGAGTAGGCCACCGACCCTTGAACCGCACCGCCTGTGCCCTCTTTCGCTACCAAATAGCGGCGAGTCGAAGCCCCAATCATGAAACTGGTAACCGCCATCGCATTAAGCCCAACGCCAAACGGATCAGTAGCCCCTGCCGCAATGGTAACACCCGCATTAGTCGAAAACTGGATATTCGCAGACGCTCCACCTGCAGCATCAGGCGCTACAGCCAGTAAGTCGCCCGGGTCTTGCGTATCTCCGCAATCGCCATAGCAACGACCATCACGATTCGCCCAAATCCCGTTTGCCGATTGCGCTTCGGTCGTAGTGAGCCGGTCTATCTCTAAGGGATCAATCCATACCAGCGGGAAATCAGCGTTAATCTCCAGAGCGGCAGTAGATTCCGCTTCTTCATCCTGACCGCGGGCAACCAGATTGCTAAGAGTCAGAGTCACAGGGCTAGCATTTTGCAACGCCCAGCCCCGTTTGTAGTTTGTAAAAACATTCGCCATTCCGCACTCACGCATCAGCACGAACAATGTGAACGGACAGTTGAGTTTCTCAATCCAATCCTTTTGGCTGAACAGCAGAGCGGTAATGGTTGTCGTAATATTATCCGGCGGCGCTTCGTTTTTTCCAACCACGAGCCACCCCTGACCGTTTGGGTTGAACTTTCGGATAGGAGTTTTGCCGCCCGTAATCGGAGCAGCAATATCGTCTAGATCATGACAACCCAAAAAGTAGACCGGAGAGTTTGGGCCTCCAGGTTGAATCCAAAGCGCACCAGACCGTGTATTAAACGCCGTGGTCATTTCTTAACCTCCATGAAAATTTTTGCAGCGCGCAGAAGCGCACCGTAGTTAAGGTTAGTCGCGCTGGCTATAACTCCCAGAGCAACCTGTGGTTTTTGTCTCAAGTCATCAACAGTCCAAATTCCGGCTTTTTGGAGGACTTGCTCAAACTCAGTTGGGTTGAATTCTAAAACGATCTCCCTCCACGGAAACCCGTATGGAGTAGCAATGGCAAGCGTTTCTACTGACACCATACAGTCATCATCAACATCGCTTACAGGAACATAAGATCGGCAAATTTTCCCTTTTTGAACATACTCAACAAGAAACGTTTCGCCTGCCTTGTGAACGACTGAAACCAGTTGTCTCTTTATCTTTGTTTCGCTTATTTCCATAATAACTCCCTCTATGCCGCAAACTTTGACTGTCGAGCATATACATCTAAAATCTTTTGATACTCTACCGCTAATTTTTTATCCCAGCGCTTCTGAACATACCTTGTCCAGTGCCGGGCACGAATTCCTCTCACCACATGCCCCTTGGAGAAAAACGGCCCCGCTCCGCTCTTTTTGTCAATCCAGCGCAAAGCCTTTCGATATCTCGGCCTTACCCAGTGCCGCTTTGTGCCTTGGTCAACAAACGCATAGAGTTCATCATCTACCTGTACAACAACCTGCCCGCTTCGGCTAATGAAAAAATTGACCTCAACATTGACCTTAACCTCATGCCGCCACCGGTCGCGCTTAGGATAGGAGAGCAAATCGTTTTTGATATCCTCGCCTACGTCTCCCATAAACTCACGCAAGGCCGCCTGCAGGTATTTGTCCTCAGCAAACACGGGAGGCAGAATCGGAGTAGCCGACCAAACGCTGCGGGTTGTCCTACGCACTACGGGCATAGCTGGTACTCCTCGCTCAACAGATACACAGCATCACGAGCGTCCACAAACATGATAGAGCGAATCGAGAACGGATAACGATACCCCGTTACAAATCCAACCGCATCCTCTCTCTCAACACCTCGTATTTTCACGAGCCCTTTTTCCCCAAACTGCATTTTATTCTCTGCGACATCCAGCCGCCGATTATCACCACGTCAACCCATCTCACTAACTCGTCCTGCGAGTATAGTTGTCTATGATCGTTGCTTCGCCCCATGCCGTATGAGCAATCTCAGCATACCCAAACGATGGGTAGCTCTTGCCTGTGTCACCCTCGCAGAGGGCAATCTCACCAGTGCGGATCAACTCTAGCTGAGTATTAGCCCATTCGATAAACGCGGTCTGTTGCTCCTCCGTAATCTTTGGGTTCGCACATGGGCAGTTGTAGAACATAGCTGTTTCGATAATATTGATCTTGGCTAGGTAATCGCTTGCCCACGGCTGCAAAGTGCAATCGCAAGCCGCTTGAGCGGCAACCGCCGATGATACATCAGCGGCTGTAATGTCGAGAAAATTTTCGATAGACGCAATCTGCTGCGCGTCAATCGTCACAATCCGATAACGTTGCCCATCAGTCCAGAGCACACCTGTTGCAGTCAACGTATTAGCCGTAACAGCAGTGACCTCTCCAGATAGCCCAGTGGTCAGGTTATATAGCACCATCCCTACATTAGCCCGTACTCCAAGGTTGATAAAATTAACCTGGCTGTCTGTAAGATTGGCAACTCCAACCCCTCCACCATTATCAACACGAGAAAGCAAGCTGCCCACACACCAAAACGAGGCAAACTGCCATGCCTCTGCCCATCGACCGCTACAAGGCATACTCTAACCTCCTAGGCCGCAGTAACCATTGCACCATCTTCGAGAGGCAGATAATGCAGCGTCCACTTCACGCGCCCACCTCCTCCATCACTAGCTGCGCAATCTAACTCGATCGCTCCTACAGGAATGACAGTTGGGGTGGCTTGATACACTACCGTGCCGCTAGCGCTCTTGACCATCGCGCTCGCAAAAGTGCCTGTAATCCCGTAGATTGTACCGACTGCATCGCCGTTGATATCTGTGTCAGTACACAAGTCAACATCTGCGCCTACGGTTGGGTTAGACACAAGTTGTGTGCCATTTGCGACTGCTCCAATCTGCACCGTGACCTCGCCGTAGATATCAATCAGCTTAATTCGCCCGCCCGTAACGTTGAACAAAGCGGCTTGCGCCGTTTGTGGCAGAGCAGCTGCCGCTCGGACTACCTCTATCCCCGCCTCTGTATACACTGGCTTAGCAACAGGTATAGCCACTGCAGATTGGTCAATTGCATCAACAGCCAGGTTGCCAGCGCAAAACAGGCTGCCTGGATCAAAAATCGTAGCAATCGAGTCTCCGTAAAAACGGTTGTCGATTGCCATACCAGTAACGGCGGCGGTCAACTCTACTGCCCAATCGCCAGCGTTGAGATTGGCAATCGCGTTGTCTTTTAGGAGCAAGTTTGTTAGCACCGATCCAGAGTGTATCCCGGCCACAGCAAAATCGCCGTGAATCCAGTTTCCCACAATCTCAATCCCGTCCTCAACCGCCCCGATCTCTATAGCGTGATTCGCCCCTGCCGCCAGCGAAACGAACTTGCACCCGTAGATTTTAGCCCGGTCAGCAGCGTTTGCCCCGCCGCCATTGATATCAACCGCGGTCAGCCATTGCATTGCTGTGCCCTCGCGAAACTCACAGTTGATCAGCGAGAAATCATCCGCGTTGACATCTACCATGATAGCAACACTGTCTATCCCAACAACAAAAATCAGGTTCTCGAGCGTGATATTTGCCGATGAGATAATCAGCGAAGCTGGAGCTGCCGTGAAAGTGAACGTTGGACGACTTGCTCCTCTGCCTAGGCCAACCACATTGATACCAGCAACGTTGAGAGTCAAATCGGCATCTGTTATATTTTCGGCATGCCCTTCTGCCAACACGATGGTATCTCCGCGCCCAGCAGTGCATTTCGCAACCGCCGAAGCAAGAGTGAGCAGTGGGTAGCGCGGATCTGTCCCATCGTTACTGGCACTTCCCGTTGCACTCCCACTGTCAACATACAAAACAATTGCATCTGGGTGGGTACGGATACCCAGAGCAGAATCACTGCCCTGGATACCCCACTGCCCCGGATACAACTCTGGAACTTTGGTAATCGGATAGCCTGATAAAGGCATGTTTAACCTCCTCGTCTGCTCCGCGTCCACGCCGGAGTAGCAGAAACAGCGACCGGGGTTTGCTCGTATGCCGCCAAAAATGCCACTGCTCGCTCATACACTTCATATGGCCATGCAGCGGGATTGGCCTTTCTCTCCTCAATTATGGCTTTTGCCTTCTCTACGGACAGGTCTGGATAACCCGCCTGCAAAAAGACTTCCATCTCAGCCGTTTTCGGTTTGATCGTTTTCAAACCCCGGGTTGCGTTAGTTATATTATCTTTTTTAGCCACGTTCGCTCTCCTCTATCTCTAACATAGTTTTACGGGGTAGTCCCGCTTGAGTAGTAAAGACCTCGAAAATCCGTGACGCCAACGTAACTGGCATCATCCCAACCACCGATGATATCCTCTACAGCATACTCGATATCGCCCGTAGCAAAACTTCCCATTGTGAACGCTGCAGGAGCAATACCAGAAATCACCCGCACGTCAGGAACTTTCATGTACGTCCATGGTCCCGGCACTCCAGCCAACCGCGCCACGGTCACCGCCGGAATCTCGCTTGGGTCTGCAAACAGATACCACGGAACGTTTGCACCAGCGGTGGCGATATAAGGATCAACATGCACCCCGGCGATGTAGCGCGCTAAGGCATTTTTATCGTTAGTCGCCACACCCGCCATGAGCATCGATTCCAGGATGGTTTGTGCCTGGATGAGCAGAATTGGCGGAATCACTAGATGGATTTTGCTGATCTGGATACGGTTGCCTCCAGCATCAGTACGCTGCATCATAGCATTGACACCAATCGCCAGATTTGCAGCCGTCAAGCGCCCCGTTCCTGCCCAAGGCGCACCCAAAGCCGCTAGGGTCGCCTGGGTCGTTGCATTGTCATACAGCGCGGACACGAATCCATCCTCAAAGCGGGCTGCCGCTCGAGCCATACGCGCTGGCGTTTCTCGCAGCTTGCCTAGATCATCGTTTTGTAGCGTCTGCCACGAGATATCAAACTGGCGAGCATACTCCTCTACCCCATAATTAATCTCAGATTCCGCTACATAGGTTGCTTTGGCTTCGGCCTTCTCACGGCGTAGATACAACGTGCCTGGTTCAGTCATACGGAAGCGAGCCACATCCCGAAAGTCAGGGGCAGTATCAGCATAGGTGTAGAGACGCCATGAGCCAACTTGATACTGATAATCCGAGTAAAACAAGCGAGATAACGCATCTGCAAAGTACGCTGTAAAGTGCGCAGTAGTCATCGCCTCTTTGAACTGTTCCGGGCTTGCACTACGCCACATCGAGCGTAACGCAACAATCCGACCGTCAACCTCGGCTAAAGACAAAGCCGCCTTAGCCTTCTCGGTTTCTAAAATGTATTCACTGAGCCACTCAGTTATGCGTTCCATGTCATCGCTCCTTAGTTTCCCGCACCAACCTGCATAATGGCGCAGCGTTGTGAACTTGCAACACCATCCGCGCCTTTCGGGAAAGTATCCGTTTCGTTGAGAGGCACAACAAACCCAAACAACGGATTAGCCGCGCCGGTATTGTCTAGCGGCGATTTGGATAGATAAATCCCCGCTGGCATAGTTGCCGAGCCGTCATAGTACACAGGATCGCCAATGTTTAAATCGCCCCAGGTTGCCTCTACCCCCGCTCCATACGTCAGCACGTTACGCACGTACTGATAGTAGACCATCGAGCAAGTAAAATCGATTAAAGCGATACTCCTTGCCGCATCTACGATTAAAATTGTCCCAGTAAGCTGCACGCCTGCAGTCTCACTCAGAACAGCAGCCGGGTTAGTCGGAGTAGGAGTCGCATCCTCTAAGCGAGCATACGGGATCTCCCAGTGCCGGACAGCTCCCTCGCTGCTTACCTCATAGTCGTGCTGAATTGATTCTGGCATCGTTAGCCTCCAAATCTAGGTGAACTAAAATACTTTTGATTAACACGGTTTGCCGCTTCGGCTACCGCTTCCGCTTTTTCGCGTTCGCTCTTTGGCGCACCTGCGGACTCGCCCATCCCGAACGGCTTTCCTGCACCTGTCACCTCGGACAAGTACCGGATTTCAGCCTGGATCGCAGATTGTAGCTCCTCGATACTCGCGTATCGGTTTTGAGACAAGCGCAATCTCCCAGCCTGCACCAGGGATGATTTTTGCAACTCGGCATCAACCGTTTCTTGAGTTAGATATACAGGTTCAGGCGGTAGTGCCTGTGCCTGCTCAGTTGATGCACTCGGTATAGGTTCCGAGATATCGTCCTGCTCCGTAATAGAGACAGGCTGAACGGGCTGCTCAACTTCTTCACTCGCAACCGGCTCAGTGTTTTGCTCAGCCATGGAATCACCTCCTTCTGAGTTTTCGACTAAATTCAGGGCTTGCCCCCCTGCACCAGCCCGCGTTACCCAATCCACAGAATGAACTTCAACAAGCTCGGTCACCTTTTTCCCTTTGCGCCCATCCTGCTCAAAACCTATCGCCGCTTTGCCTGTAGCATAGATAGAACACTCCATTTTTTGCAACAACCCTGCAGCGTTGAGATTGCGAATCCGCTCCGCAAAACCTGGATCATGCACTTTCACTGTCGCAATCGGAGAACCCGACTCATCAAACCTTGATATATCAGTAATTGTACTTACCCAGGTGCGCGTTGATTTCTCATCATCACGATGATCCGTTTCGTACATTTTTGCTCCGGCAAATTTTAGCGCATCTCGCAATAGCATTTCTTTCGGATAGTAGTGGTTGTCAATTTTATTGCCCCAGCCTGGCTGGATAACCCGTATCTCCATGGTCAGCACCGAGTTGTCACCGTCACCCTCCGTGATGACGATATTACCCTCTGCACACTCAGTAAACTGCTCGGTTTCTTCTGCTATTTCCGCCCCTGATACTGCAGGGGTTTCTTCCTCTGGTGAAGATTGCCCTAACAGAGCAGCTAATCGGCTAGTATACTCTCCCATAAGGCTCTGCAATTGAGAGACCTTATCAGCCTCATACCAGTACACGACATTACGAACCATCTGGATAAAGGCGTTAGTAAGCTCCTGAATCGCTTCGTACGTTTCTTCGGTCTGTTGTAGCGCGTCAAGCTGATCAAAAGATACCACTCCGGTAGGCACGTATTGTGCATACCACGAAGAATCTTCGTACTCTGCAACCTGTTCAGCCTCAGCGTTTTCCGCCGGAGTCGGCATATCTTCAGCCTTATACAAAGCCTTTAGCTTTTTAATCGCCTCTTGCTTGCCCACCCCCTCGTACCTATTTCCTCGATACCCTTTGTGCAGCGCCGCCCACGCTGCTCCCATAAGCCGATGATCTAGCTTCCCTTCTGGCGTATAAACAGGCAAGTGCCACGTACTGGTATCGTCCGGGTCTTCGACAACCAAAAAACTGCTGGCTGGATAGGATTTTCCACTCATCGTTTTAGTTTTCGCTTCTTTCATCATCTCTCGTCCCTTCCGCTTCGCTAACGTCGCGTTAGCCTGTTTAATCGCCGCCGTTTCACACTCTTCGGTAATCCCGCCCTTGGTCAAGTAAGATTTTAACGCGCTGTTTGCCACTGCAACCCATAACCGCTTTTCTCTACGGGTTGTAGCGCTCGTATTATATCTCGAGACATCAGACGTTGTCCAAGGCATAAAAAATCTATCTTTTACCCTTGATTTTTAGCTCTGTCGCTTTGACCTCCGGAGAACGAGGGTCTATCCCGTTCTCACGCGCCCATAAGCGCAGTGCACGAATAGATTGAAACTCAGGCACAACGATTTTTTTGCTTTTCTTTACCATCATTTTACCGCCTCCCGATTTTAACGCAGGTCGTAGTATACGCTACTACAGCCGGCCCAGTATGTCTTCCGTTTAGTTTGTTTTTGATTTTTGCTTGGCTTGACAATCCCAGCGCCACTAGTGTAACGCTAAGAGCTCCTTCTAAACCCAATGCCGTTTCACTTTCAGTTTGCATATCATCTAGAGCAGATTCCAGCACTCCTGCGATCGGCGACCATAAATTTCCGTCAGATGACAACTCTATATCCGCAAAAGAGACCGTCAGATCCGCCGTGATAGCAGACTGCAGAGCGCCTGAACTGGTTATCCCTAGCCCCTCTAGCTCATAGTCTGTTATAGCTCCAATCCGCAATTCCGATATCGAAGATAACTGATTATCAGCCAACACCCCTGCTAATGCACTGCTAATCAGCACACCAGACTGGGATTCTGCTACTAACCCGGAGAGATCAACTTCTGCCGATCCGCCAATGGCCAGCCCCGCCGATGATCCAATTGTCACCGCAGAGAGAGCAGTCTCTACTCCTGCTTTTATATCGAGTTGAGATGATCCAGTTAGCCCCAGAGAATCTAGCTCAACGGATAAGCTGCCGCTAATCGAAGGTTCTGAAAGAACACCGCTGGCTGCCAGTATACTATCATCTAACTGCCCTGCCATCTGTGACTGTATCTCGAGATCAGCACCACCTGATAGTTCTAACATGGACAGAACTCCATCTAGAGACGATATCAGCGCCAGAGATGCAGAACCAGATAGCTCCAGTCCAGCTAAAGCGGAAGTCAAATTGCCTGTAATCGCGGGCAGTTGAAAATCAATCGTCTGCGAGAACTCTACCCAGCCATTATAGTCACTGGTAACACCATCACTGTAAGTCAGGTCACTTGCTGCCGCATCCCCAAGTCGTAAACTAACCGTGCGGCTGGTGGTGGTCGCACTGCGAAAACCCATCTCGACAACCAGGTAGTCCCCGGCGCTTGCACTCTGAGAAGTAATTGTGAGCGGTTCTGTCTCCGCACTTGTCCAGGCTCGGCGCGAGGAAAGCGTTGTTGTCATCTCATAGGGCGAGGTTGCGCTGTCCGCAGATGTCACGCCGAGTAAGGTTGCTCGGTCACTCCCTGTGGATTGGATGATCTTGATGGCAATCGCCAGGTGCGCGTTTGCCCCAGTCGCACTCTCCTGGCAGCGAATTACCGCTCTCACCGTTCCGCTGATTGTCTGCGCCTGCAGAGGCCCTATCACCCAGCGAGCCATCGCCCGCTGGGTAGGGCTGGTCGTGCCGGTCGCCTCGGCCTTGGTCGTCATCGTGGTGCTGGCCTTGGTTGTTGACGACTTGTAAGTTACTGGATTAATCTGGTTAGGAAAAATCCAGGTAGAGGGTGTTACCGGCGCTGCCCCGCTGGAGGGCAAGTAGATCAGCGTTGCCATATGAGCTTACGCGTTTCCATCCGTCAAAGTGAATGTGTTAATTGTAAACTGCTGGCCAGCATTGAAGTTAACGTTGTCCACGATCATATCCGCAGAGGCTAGCCCAACCGTGCCTTGCATATGACAAGTCGCCCCTTGTTTAATGCGAAAATGCCCAGCCGTTCCCGTGTTGTCCGCAGAAGAGTCTTGCCAAACTCCGGCCTTAGTTTTTTGCCCTGACCCTGCCGCATTCATCCAGTCGGAGGGGAGCGCCAGGGTAGCAAGAACCGTGCCTGAATCTGCCGCCGCACAACTGGCTGGCGGCGAACCTGATCTGATTTCTAGAGTCGGCGATGCCCCGATGGTTGCCTCAATCGCATCTAGCCTAGCATCCCGAACCGTTACTGAAAGTTGAATTGCCATATCTCACTACTCCTGCGGCTAGGTTGGATTTGTGGTAGCCGCACCGTTCATACATAGGTTTCCAACCCATGCATCTGTAGCAGCAGCCGTGTTAAGATCATCATAGTCGCCGTTAGCAGGCACAGGCAACAAACACGAGAAAAAGTTTGCCATAACCAAGTTGTGCAACCCTCCTGTAGTATCAATCCCCTCATTTGTAGCTGCCGCTCCAGACTGAGCGCGTGAATTAAAAATCTTGTTGCCCTCAACTAAGCAATCATCAGCCCCTCGCAAACCCATCGCGGCATCACAGTTTAGAAACAGGTTATTAATAATCTGGCAGTACCGAATGCCTTGACCAGCCGGGTCAACATATATACCATAGTTGCCACTCTCTTGGAACATACAATCCAGGATTTTAACGTAGTATGCATACTCTAGTTGGATTCCGTAGTCACAATCTTCAGTAAATGTGCAACTTTGTATCACCGTATTCTCGCCGTACTTTGTTGGTGCTCCCCAGTCGCAGAAGATACCGCGTTGCCCAGAACCAAACGCTCCACCCCAAAAACAAAAATTGACAACATGAGTATCCATCGCCAAAATCGTTAGACACGTGCCCCCATCTGAGGCAGGTTGCCAGTATACACCCATGCTCCCCGCTCCAACTCCTATCAATGACAACCCAGGCTTATCTGCCGGAATCGTCACAGACTCGATAATCCCGGCTTGTGTTCCCGCGCCATACTGCCATGCATCACTACCCATAACATAAATCACGTCGCCCATATAGGCACGAGCCAGAACAACTGCTCTAGCAATCGTACTCAGCGGGTGTTCTGGGTCTTCGCCAGAATTGGCATCCGTAGCCTCAGGATGATCTGGCTGCACGTAGAAATTACGGCTATCACTATAAACCGCCCTGGATTGGCGCTTTACTCCGTCAAAGCCCCACGGCTGTTGTATTTCAGGCAAAATCCCTTGCTGCATGTCATCTCACTCCTAGCTTGCGTTTAGCGCAATAGATCAAATCGTACAGTTTATGTATTACTAAGTTAAGAAACCAAACAATCCCTGTCACATTACACCGCCGTACTGTTAGCGTCCTGAGATGTAGTCGTTTGCCAGTTTGCCAAACCAACAACGGTTGCCCCGAGATACTGCCAGCGGCAATTTGTTGTGTAGTCAAACTCGTTATAGTCACTATCCCAAACTAGGCCAACCGCTCCTGCGTCGATCGTGTAAAAATATGAAAACGGTTCGGCAAGATAGAACTCGTTGCGCTGTAAACTGAGAACCGCAGAGGCTGTTGTAGCCCGAAGCATAGGGAAACCAGACGCCACGACTTGTGTTACATTGATATCCGAATCGGTTATAGTCAGCGAGCCATCCGTGACATAAAAATAAGCCGAACTCATGGAATTGGTAAGCGTAGCGGTCAAATTGTCGATACTGATCTGGGCTAAAGCGCCTGCAGAGGCTATCCTGGCATTGGCAAAACATGATGAAATTGTATCGTCTTGGGAAGTGATGGGAATCGCTGCACCTGTACCAGTCGCAGACGGCGTGACAAGAAAATACTGACAGCGCTCAATTGTATTTCGAGCAGACAAGATCGAACTTAGATGGCGCGGGTCTTGAAAAACCCACGAGGTGTAATCCACTTGGTTATCCTCAAACACTAACGCGCCGAACGAGCCGCTTACGTTGTTATGCCCTGATACGATAACCGCCACACCGATTCTTGGGGCAGTAGCACTATCCCAGCCTAAATCACAGTTGCGGATAGTTACGCCCCTGCCTGTTGGAGCATTGCGATTGTAAAGAATCTGGATGATGGAAGAAGATGTGCCGTGATGACCGTTTATGACTGTACAACCAGCAACCTCCGAGCCTTCACCCGTGAAAATCCCGTACTGTGCCGCATCCTGCACCAGACAGTTGTAGATACTGCAGTCGTCCCTTACAGCGAGCGTGCCATCTTTTTGATAGCCACGCATGACTTGGATACCAGAGATAAACTCTCTATCCGTGCCGTAGATTCCGTAGGGTCGAAGCGAAGCCTCATAGGTTTTTCCGTTTGTAGCCGGGTTTTTGTCTACTCCACTGGCATGGATATACAGGGTCGGCGTCAGGGTGGCTATGTTAGCGATATACATCCCCGGCAAAGTAACTGCCGCATCCAGCGAGGCAAGATCAGCATACCAAGTACACTGAATATCATTTTCGAAAACGTTGAAAAAGTTATTTGCGCCTGCCGTTGGCACGGAAGCAGTATACTCATAAACATTAGTCCGGCCTCCCGTTTTTATCCAGCTGCCACCTGCTATAACATCCGAACCGTCCAGAATTGGCCTTGCTCCGCTGCCATAAGCCTCTACTGTATGATTAACACCAGGCAGAGTCAAACTCTCTCTCCAATGGCTGCCCCGCGCCAGACCTACACTCTCTCCACTCCCAAAACCAGCAACGGATAATTGTGCTATCGTTTGAAACGCTTGAGCTGGGCTTTTGCCCGAATTGCCATCGTTTCCGAAAACGGAATCAACGTACCAGTCATAGGCATCACTTAAGCTAGAGACGATAACAGCGGTGCGAGGAATCTTGTATAGCATACTATCTCCGATCCATCGCCCCAGCCAAAACATCCAACTCGGTCATAAATGACCTGTCAGCCGAACGGTAAAAAGCCGCAAGAGAGAGCTTAACAACCAACTCGGCTCGATTTGAGCTTGCCTGAATCGCCGCGTTGAGTAACCCATACTGCGCACCAACAAAACCCATGCTCTCGATCTTGACACGAATCGAATTGCGCTGCGCTCCTGTCAGAGAGTCAGCGGTAAAACCCTGCTCTGTCACATCGCACAAAAACAGGCACTCTGGCCGCACTGTAAGAATCGCTATGTTAGCCGCGCTCGCTTTCAACTCGACCAAAACATACTGCGGGGCATCGGCTGGGGGAGGAGCATAGCTCAAAATCACCCAGGAAACAGATTGCACTCGCGGACTAGATTCGGTCACCCCCGGCTCAAACTCTGGCACGCCTGGAAAAACCGGCGCCCCGCTCGCGAACGGCACAACAAATCGAGCTACAGGCATCTAAGAATCTCCTGAGATATATGAATCGAGTTGAGAGTATGAACCATCATTACCCCTGCTCCACAAGCGTAAATTGTCCAAAACGTTACCCGCGTCGGTCGAGAAGATTCCGTGTAGAACGTTGTTGATGATCCCGCCATCCGATACCGTCTGCGTTGTCCCAACTTGCACTCCGTTATAGTATAGCCGGACTGCAGAACCATCCAGTATAACCCGTAGAATTGCGCCCGCTGAGTAGGTAACAGCCGTTGATATCAGTTGAGTATATGTTCCAGCCACGCACTTATGCAGCGTACAGGTATTCCCCCCGTTAGTCAGTAAAGCTAAGATGAAGTTTGCCGGAGACGCCTGCGAATCGAGTTTGAGGATCAACCCTGTATCACAGTTGTTAGCCATAGTAACCGATACGTCCGCTATAACATCTGGAACACCACAGTTCACTGACTGAATAAGCTCAGTCAGCGTCAACGCCTTAATCGAGCAGTCATCATAGTAAACCTGCCGGGCTGCAGTAGTAATCCACAACTGAATCGTGGGGTTAGCAACTCGCACGTAGCCGGCATGCTCCGATTGCGTCCATACCCCGTTAGCGATTACCGCGTCGCCAGTGCATGACAGATTCGTGACACTAATCCTGCCCGTCCCTGTCCCGACCCCGTTTCCCCAACCCACGACTTTTAGCCATGTGCCAACTGACGAGACAACTTGCTGTTGAGCTCCTTCATTAGCCAAGTTAGAGATTATCTGTAGCCCCTGCACTCCACTGCGCGCGGCACCACCCAGTTTTGCTTTAGTCGTTGGTGGAGTAGAATAATCGGGCCAGTTGGCTACCCCAGCCAACTCCATGTCGCCATCTGTCAACAACTCTGCACCAAATGTAGCGGGCGTATTAACTACCTGATTACCCGAAATCTGAAACGTGTTACTGCCAACATAAGTTCGGGACAACACCGCTTGCCCATCAGCGCCAGTCGTTTCAGATGCAGTCAGGTTTCCGTTGATACGCGTGAACGTGTCATTAAGTAACTGAGGTACTACAAACAAGGCAAACGGGATACGCGCAAAATCCACAGTCATCGCTTGGCGATAAATCGTCATCCCAGGGTATACCGGCGTACTGGCATCTAGTGAACTAACCCATAGAAGCTTCCACGCTCCGCCCGGGTCTTTCCAGAAAAAGTACCCACCTGCCGCTCGCTGAGTAACAGCAATGTGATAAACTGTGCTTGCGAGATACGACCCTACCGCCGTAACTGTACTGGCTATATTAACGTCGTCGTTGATATAAATCGTGCCGATAACAAAACCTATCCCAAATGTGACCCCGGGGGCAGAATTGTCAAACACCAGGGCATTATCGCCCCATCCAAAGGCAAAATTGTTAACCGTGTTGCCCTTACTGAAGCGGCAGAGAAACGTGCGCCCAAACTCGCGCACGTGACTGCCATACACAAGGTCAGGGTCGCCATACGTGCCTGCGGCATTAGTCGCCCAAACCGCCTGACTGCTCGAGATCGACAAGACGTTTCCGGTGTCCGTCACGTTTCGAGTGAGCATTGCAGCCGTACCAATGCCGCCCGGTGTAGCCAACGTACTATTAACCGAGCCGGCTGCCCTGTCATCCAGATAATCATCGCGGAGAAGAAACGGCACAACTGGCACACCAGCGATGCTGGATACTGGCAATCCCAATCTGCGTAAACCTAAGCGCAATCCCATAGGCTACCAGATAATCGAGCGGCGCGCCACAGTTAGCTGAATGATCATGTCATCAGCGCCAGCATCAACGGCGTTGTTGTCAAACACGCGGATAATCCATCCGGGTGCTAAAAAGATTGGAGGAATCGGAGTAGAAATAAAATCGGTGTCAATGAACGCAGACATCGGCTCAACCGATGGAGCGAATGCATAGTTGCGAGTTAAGCTAGCCGCTTGCACTACGTTTGGGCGGGCTGAATAGATTACGTCCGCCGCGGCATCTTGAATCTGTATCTCCAGCTGGCGATTACCTATCGTAGCTGTAGTAGTTAGCTCTACCCAAACTGTTAGTATTTGCCATTCCTCAGTAGACGGAATGGTAAACGTTTTATCGCTATCGTTTGCCGTCTCGTTCGCTTCTAGGTCTACCCGCCAAACCTCAGATACTTCCATAAAAACCCTCCTCGAAAACTAAAGCCCTTCGGTATACCCGAAGGGCTTGGCGAACCTTAAAGGTTCATGATTGGCTCTCCCGACCCCCGCTCAAAAAAAATATCTATAACACTAATCGCCACGCTTAATATACTAAAATTTCTTTACCGTGTCAAGGACTCGCTTGTAACAACTTAGATACAACCTCGTTGATTGCCTCTCTAGCAGTATCTTTGGGATACAACCGCGTTGCAGTTGGCGCAGAAAACAGAACTGGATTAGCCGATTCGTCAACCAGAACCGTCAACTGTACTACCGACAGCCCAGCAGATTTTCCGATACTGCGCGCATGCCGGATAACCGGAAACCAGGGCGTCAGTGTGTGATAATCTGGAGGTGTCTCGCTCATGGCAACCTCGGAAGCTTCCCCTTGCTCATCGGAGCAGTGGTAGGCGTTAACGTACACTGGCAGTTATAGCCCCTACACTCTAACTGAGGGCATTTCGGCCAGATACCAGCCTCAGTCCATTGGCTCGCCCGCTTGACTTTGCCGTCAAGCTTGACGCATGATCCACAGTGTTTATCCGTGGCGCCCAATCCCCAAACCATTTTTTGATTCCGTTTCGCCATCATATAGCCCCGGGTGTAAAACTCACTATAACGGCTCGCCCATAACCCCATTCGGGCAGTACTGAGCGATAACAATTTTTCGTTCGCCTTACTGTTGGCTAGAATGAAATCGCCGAAACCTGCTATATACTGCATTTGCAAAAAAACTGAGGCTGTAAGCTCTTGCACTTCAGCATCCGTCATCTCGTCTCTCTCTATCCCTGCCGCCCGTGCGCCCGAAAACCATGCCGAGGTTAGGCCAGCATAAACCGATGACGTGAAACTATCAACGAAACTATCCATGGACAGGTTTCCTGCCCACAATCCGTACACAGCCTGCCTCAGAGACGCCGTATACTCGGCTTGCGTCCGATAACGCGGTTGTGAGGCCTCTACGATTCGGATTGACGCTGGGAAAACCATGACTCGATCTCCTGCTGTATAGAATCGTCCGTAGTAGATTCTGTGTCGTCCAATGGCGCTGCCAAAATGTCCTCGATATCAGCTACGCCAACCGTCTGCATCAGTACGCGGAGCAATGCCTCTGCCGTCTCTCCACTAACAGGCTCAGCAACAAGCGCCCTGTCCACCAGAGAGCAAAACGCATCAATCGCTTGTTGCACCGAGGCTACGTCAGTCGTTATCAGTGCGTCCGTGCTAGCTGTTATGTCATAGTTAGAGTAGTGCTCCCCTGTTGCCCACTCATGCGCTGAGAGCACGTAGGTTGCCATATCCTGCCAAACCGATGACCAGAAACCCTGATAGCGATTAAACGCTCTCTGTACAGGAGTTTCCATCGCAGAGGCCGTAGCCAGCCGATAGGCATCTCCACGCCCCAACCAGTGAGGATAAATCCTGCCCGCCAGCCCGGCCTGCCCCATAAGCATCGCTCCGTCTTTTTCCGCATCTACCCCGCCCGTAGACAGATTCATGCGCTCTCGGGTCAATGCCTCATTTTCAATCCAGGTCGAGCCGGAAGCCGGGCGTGGGTTGGTGTCATAAAAATCTCCCACTGCCAGGCTAGACTGCAGCCGCGCTTTGATCTGGTCAATCGCCCGTTGCCCGCCCTTGGCCACGATCTTATCAACATACATCGAAACCGCCCGGGCAACAGCCGCCCTGGCCTGCAGAAACTCGCTGTACGTAGATACCCACGAAAGGCCGGTCGTCAATAGCGGCCAGCCCCTCCGGTTTCTCACCCGGTGCGCAACTAACATAGCTCGTACCCGCGTGCTGTTTTGCTCATCGATGACTGCGGCTGGGTCGATTTGATGATAAGCGACTACCTGGCGCACCATGTCTACATCAGCACGCCAATCAATGTAATATTGCGTGGTAAAATTTTGCTTGCTATCACCAGCAGGACTATCCCGGCAATACAATACCGGAACAGTAGCGTCATCCGGCAGCGCGATAATACCGTCCGATTCTGGACCTCCACGGATCTTATCCGTTTTGATACGCCGTAGTGTTGTTTCACCCGTCATCGTGTTAGTGAAGTAGACTAGCAAGAAGTCTCCGTCAACGAGCAGTGTTTTAGACAGGTTGTAAATTTCACGCGCAGAGAGCAGATACGAGTTTTCGGGAGCATGCCAAAACTCATCCCACACCTCTACCGCTGGCTCGTCTTGCGGGATGATCTCAATGTTTAACCCAAAACCAAAATCCGTCCACATATCCACGATGGCTTCAACCACAGAATCGCTGTCGTACTTTTCCCGACTCGCCCAAACCGTCCTCAACCTGGTTTCCTCACTCGAGGTATAGTCCATCATTACTGACTGATTCTGTAGCTGCCGGATTAGCAAATCAATATATTGGCTGTCTATCTCTCCTAAGCGCGATAGAAGCGATTCTATAGGGATAATGGCTGGTCCTCGCTCATAAGCGTCCATAAAAATCGAAGCGGCTTCGGTCAAGGCCTTTTGCTCTGGTCGTAGTAGTAAATTCGCGATTCTTTGTCTGATCGTTGGCACAATTCACCTCCTCGGGTATGTATAGCCGTATTATCGCACTAATTAATCTCTATGTCTCTAGTATTTTCCTACTCTCATGAATTCTTGAGGCCCAAGCAGCCAGCCAATTGCATAACGCAGAGCGTCAAGTAGGTGAAAGCGCTCCTTATCTTCGATCTCATCTGTAGCTACACCAGAGCGAAATTTCCTGCGATACTCTCCAATCTCCGAGCGTAGATTCTCACACTCGTCCGAGACAAATAGGCGATTCTCTCGCAACAACTGATACACTCTGTCTATCCCTTCCCATACTCCTGCTATAGGTGACTCTACCATCGGCAACCCCGCCCCGCGATAATCCACCCTCGCTTGACGTTCAGAAGGCCCTCCGCCAACCCAAGCCGCAATGTTTTTCGCCATAGGAGTTAGCTCTCCCTCTGCTCCATATCCAGATAGCTCCAGGATATTTCGCGCATGCCCCGGGATTGTCAATCCGAACGGTTGATAATACTCCTGCTCCACAACGAGCACCTCGTTAACTTGATCATACACGACCCATACCGCCGCCGTGTAAGCTCCCATAGGATCAACTCCAACTACCCGTGGATACACCCGCGGGAAATCCGGCAGCCCTTTTAGCAAGTGTGTTTCATCACTATATACATCATAGATAGCGCCCTCAGGCTGCGCCCAAAGCCCCTTGTATAGACGATTATACGTAGACCCTGTCAATCGCTGCAGCGCCGCTAAACGGATCTCGCCGCCCGGGGTAAGTTCCCCGGTTTTCGGATCATATATCTCTGGATTATCACGGTGAGTGGATTGCAAAAATACCATCCCTCGCTTAGCCCGCTGCAAAATCCAGTGCGTAGGTGCTGCAGGATTACAATCGCCAATCACTATACCCCGAGCTACCCCGTCTATTCGCATGTTCCCGGCTCGGCCATTAGCACGAGTAATTAAAAACTCCCAGTCGGCCTGATCTAGTTCTTCAGCCTGGTTCACATAGATTAAATCCCGTTCCGATGACAACACTTTGCTAGCTTTGTCCAACCCACCCAACCAGATTACCGAGCCATTTGGGTAGATATACCGTTCTGGTCTACGGTCCCCTCCATATGGGATAACACCGTCCTCAGGACGCAGTATCTTGTTCTGAAAAGTTTGCACAACCGATCCGTGCAGCGTCGCCGCGTACTTACGGATAATTGCCCACTGGCCACGAGGATAAGCCCAGGCTAACTGGTTGAGATAGGATAGAGCCGCCAGGGTTTTCCCTGTATCGGCCGGGCCAGAAAGCATAATCTCTTGATCCATATGAGAGAAAAGCTCAGCGTTCGCACCCAAAAATAAATACCGCCATCCCCTACCCTCTACACCCACGGGAGACAACCAGTCTATGATTTTCTGCCGCATCAACTCGCTTAAATTATTCGTTAAATTAATCCGGCTGAACATTTGTTAGCAACTCGAACGATTTTTGAATTCGGCTAAGCGTATCTCTATCTGAGACATTTTGAGACACCGCCAGCGTCAATGCCTGGTAAAAATTCGCAACCTGCTCCACCGACAAATAGAGCTGCATCTCCAACATGCGCTTACGTTCGCTCTCTATCAATTGTTTCCGCAACCGAAAAAGCTCCTGAATCTCCCCCCACGCTACATAATCAGCCGCCCCCCTATCTAAGACTGGGCCAAGATCGATCAAACTGCGATTAAGCCGAAAACTATCTTCCGCCTGAATTGCCGCTTGAATATCCGTATAAATCTCCCTAGCCTTTGCCCACATAGCCCCAGCTTCACCAGAGTCAACCCTGCTTAATACATCAGCTATACGAGTATCAATAATATGTATTGCCTCAGTTTGCTCGAGCAGCTTCGAATCAGTAGCAATAAAATCAAATTTCTCCCGCAACCTCTTCGGAAGATAACGAGAAAATTTTCCGTTTTTCCACTGACTCGACGCCATCCCGGATTTACTGCTACCCCCATGAACAGAACAAACCCGCTTTCCTCTCGACACAATTCTCAGGCATTGCCTACCCTCACGTTTATTCCAAGCCTGACAACGACGTTTCCCTCTCCTTGATACAACTGGGAAATCAGGCGAAAAAAGAGCCTCGGGGGTATAATTTTCCGGCTTCGGAACATACTCAACCTCAGACGATGGTTTATAACGATGATGCAATTTCGCAGCCGGAGAATCAGGCAAATTAACCATAGGTACAACTCAAATCATAGGTATAGGTAGCCGAACAAATTCAGTTCTCCACGAAATTCGTTGATTCGATTCAACCGTATCCACACTCTCACTCGTATCCACACTCTCACTCCCGAACGCAACTTCTATGTATACCGCAAGTATACCGCAATTTCCCGAAATAAAAATTGCCTCTTGACAACCGCTAAATTTGTTGTATAATGTTATCGAGATCAAATAATGTATATATAAAAAAAAAAGGAGAAAACAAAATGAACACGGATAGCATTGAAAAACTAATCGAACTGGGGGGGAAAATCTGGGAGAAAGGTAATTTTCAACGAATTTATTTTTCTCCTGAACTTGCAATGGATTTAGACATTTCATACTACAATTCGGGCAACATCTCCGGCGCCACATGCCAGGGTTACCGAATCAGCAACTCTGAAGCCGGACGAGCTCTCGGTGTAAAAATTTGGGTTGATATGAATACTGGCAAAGTCAGCACCAAATACGCCAACCGCTTACAGGTAACCTGCCGGGACGCGCTGAATGAATTTACTGAGAAACTAGAACGAGTGACCAAATGAAAACACGTGAGCTAAAAAATTTCGATAAATTTTACTACAACAAAGGCGCTCGCCACCTGAGCGCCTTTGTCGACAAGGATCTCAACCTGGGTTATGCCCCGGATGTCTTGGCAGTCAGGGGTCGAGAAACAATCAGTTTCGAGCTCATCTCCGAAACCAAAGACTCCTCTGGCGCAGTAATAGCCTGGCACTATCAAGTGTCCAAGCATAACTACCTGCGCTTTACACTAGCCGACCTGCAACTAACGCTATATAACGACACAGGGATATAGCCATGGTTGACACAGCCGTTATCTCACAATCGCTGCAGTATCTTGCTGGTATCTGCGACGGAGCAAGGAAACAAGACGGAGTTGGATTCAACAAATTTGACTCGGATTATGGAAAGCAGCTTGCAACCACTAGCCAAATGGGCGAGCTCTCCGAAAAACAACTCTCCCAGGCTATAGTCATGCTCCGGAAGTACAGAAGCCAACTCGCCGAGTGCGGACTAGTTATCCCTCAGGAGCTTATCGACTTATACGCAAAAAACTATCCATCCCTATATATGGATAACGGGCGGATCGCCGTCAAGTTTCCAGCTAAGCCCAAACAAGATATTCTGGACTTTTTACGAAGCATTCCCGGGCGGTTCTATAACGGCGAAGCCTGGACCTTCCCAGCCTCGGCTGCTAGCACTTTGACTAAGTTATATCCCGAAGTCAACGCATTAGACCTAACCCCTCCGACGCCTAAACCGGACTATGCAACCAAAGACGCCCCAGACAGCCCAGACGCTACGCTAAGTTTGCAGGACGGGCTAGTCATCGTCCGGTTTGGCAAAGGTTCAGACAAATTTTTCCAAAACCTCGAAGCGGTTAAAAAACTTGGAGAGCGGCGGTATCTGGTTGAGAAAAAACTATGGGCAGTCCCTCTCCGGCATGCTGTTGATCTCTACAACTGCCTGACCGGAAAAGTTGAGATCGACCCTGAACTCAAGAAAATAATCGCTACGCAAAAAGAGCTCGCCGCCATGAGTAACAAATCTGCCAGCGATTTTGCCATCCCGAACATTCGCCCAGGCAACGAGTTTTTACCCTTTCAGCGAGCCGGGGTAGAATTTCTCGAAAAAGCTAAGCGCGCGCTGATCGGTGACCAGATGGGACTGGGAAAAACTATCCAGGCTATCGGCTATCTGGCGCTTCATCCAGAGCTTCGCCCCGCCATTATTGTAGTCCCAGCCAGCCTGAAAATTAACTGGCAACGTGAGCTAAAAAAATGGCTCGCTACTCCTGACATAGTAGCGGTTTGCAGCGGATCCAACAACCAAACTGCGCAATTGTTTGGATCAACCATCGTCATCATCAATTACGACATACTCGGAAAGTGGAACAAAAATTTAATCTCTCTCAATCCAAAACTTCTTATTGTGGACGAGTGCCACTATATCAAGAGCAAGAAAACTCTGCGCAGCAGGGCCGTTTCAGAATTAAGCAAGTCTATACCCGAAGTGATTTTCCTGACCGGCACACCGATCGTCAATCGGCCAATCGAGTTGTTTCCAGTCCTACATATCATCGACGCAAAATCCTGGCCTAGCGAACGACAGTATTTTTACCGCTACTGCTACAGTCCTACCCAGGCGTCGCTACAAGAGCTCCATAATCTCATCAAGCCTTATGTGGTACGGCGCACAAAAGAGCAGGTGCTCAAAGAACTCCCGCTAAAACGCAGAGCCGTAGTGACCGTGCAGTTTGACAAAAGCGAATGGCATAACTACATATCCGCTATCGAGAAAGCAAAAGCCGAGCCCAAAGCGGCAGAGCAGCTCAGGCTGATCGAAGCCGCTAAGCAAGCGGCAGTGCGCGGAAAACTCTCAGCAGCACTAGATTGGATCGAAGATTTCATCGAGACCGAAAAGCTAGTAGTTTTTTGCACGCATAACTTTGTGGTAGATGCAATCATGGCAAAATTTTCCAATCGAGCGGTTCGCTTGACCGGAAGCGAGAACAACCAAGAGCGCCAAAAAGCCGTCGATGACTTCCAAACCAAAGATTCAGTCAAGCTTTTTGTGGGAAATCTGCGAGCGGCTGGGGTTGGCATTACCCTGACTGCTGCCAGCAACGTGGCGTTTGTGGAGCTAGACTGGACTCCGGGCGGTATGAGTCAAGCCGAAGACCGAGTACACCGGATTGGCCAACTCGATAGTGTTACAGCCTGGTACATCGTGGCTGAAAACACGATCGAGGAAAAAATTGTAGAACTCCTGGAGCAAAAGCGAATCGTTACAGATACCGTCCACGACGGAGTAGTTGGAGACACCGAGTTTAGCATCGCCAAGGAATTAATCGAATACATCCTGCAATCGAACGGAGGCACTCCCCTATACAACAAGAAACCAGCCTACGGGAGTTAGGCTGGTTTTTTGTTCCGGGAAGCAGGAGGAAACCCGAGACGTATATAGTTTATCCGATCGACAATACCCTGTCAAGATACGGCTGTAACAGGCTTATCAGGCCATCTAGCAAGGCACTTGCCTCGTCCCGATCCATTTCTGGAAGCGCTAACATTTTTACCCCTGTACGCAATGTCTCGACCGCTTTGGCGATCGACTGATAATCCACCCCTCCAACCGCCGATTCAAACAAGTGTTCGCTCTCACGCATTTCCGCAGTGTCTTCTGCAAACGCCGCTGGCCGCAACTTGGCTTCCAGAAACTCAACACTAGGAGAGTGACTGTTTTCATGCGCAACCGCCAAGGAATACTCTAGTACCTCCCTCCAGCGCTCTCCGTACGTCCGGGCATAACGGAAATGCGAGAATGGCAATAGGTCAAACTCATCTCGTACAATTGGGCCATAAAACGCTGCGATACTAGCATAATCACGCACTGTCCTGGCGCTGTACTCCTGGTTGAGCATCACCGCAACCGCTCTATAAATTTCCATCTCTCCAATGTCTGGATACAAATCAGGCCGCGCTTGCGCAACCTGGATGATTTCATTCGTGCAATCTCCGATCATCCAGGCATCTCGCCTATGCTGAGCAGCAATCGCTCCCAGCCTAGCCTGCACCGATTCTGGTACGACACGCATTACTCTGCTAACTCCGTTCATCTGACGACTCCGTTTCTAATGCCTGTTTTAATGTGTTCAAGGCAATCCCACTGCGAATCGCCCGTGCCTCAAACTGAAGCAATTTCCAACCCAGCAATTGCGCCAAGTTGTATTTTTCATAGTCTCGTTGCAGTCCCACTCCGGAACTGTGCGCACCTTTGCGCCAAATCGCCCCCTGCACTTCAACCGCAATCTTTTGCCTTGGCCAGGCAAAGTCAAACCGAAATTTGCGCGTAGGGCAAAATCGATACTCCCGCTCCGGCATCGGTATGCGCGCTTCCCTAACCGCTGCAAGAAAGGCCTCCTCCAGAGCACTCATTCAGCATGCTCTCTGTGGGGCAACGGGAAGCTCGCGGGATAGGGTTGTCCATCACTGTAAACTTTCTCCATCGCTACCCCGCCTAAACTATAAGCCATGTCGAGCCAGTAATCTGCATCAAGAACGTCCTGACTGCGCTCCTCCACTTGATACATCCGATATATAACTCCATAAGACGCCGGGGTTTGAGCTTTGCTGGCCAGCGTAATCGTCCGGATCCATGTGGCTACGGAGAGTATCCAGTATATCTCGTTTTTCCAGGTTTTGCGCGGTATCCATCGGCCACTCTCTGTATCATACGTTGCCCCTACCCAGCGAATAACCGACACCTTTTGTGCCAAAGTAAGCTCTCTTGAGCTTAACGGCTCGAAGGGTTTGCTTTCCGGAGCAAACAAGAACGCCCACACCAGCCGCCGATTCGTATCCAGGGCTTCTCTGCCGTCAAATGTATACTGTTTTAGCGCGATATTGACATGCCCGCAAACCGCTCCCCAGGCTTTTTGGTCGACCGTAGTCACATCCCTGGCCGCGAGTTTACGACAATGCGCCCTAACCAAATCGGGCGATAAAATCTTGTCTTTCGCCATCTGTAGCCTCCCTGACCGTTCCGGTCAATTCAATTGCAAAAGCTCCCCGTAGCTCATGCGGGATGTGATTTGCCAGTACAAGCTTAAGCCGCTGCGCCGCATCTATAATTGCCCTATACTCGCCCTCACGAATAAAATATAACTCATCAACTCTCTCTAACATCCAATCCACGATAAGCCAAAACATATATAACGCAAACAACTTTTTGTCAATTTTTGCCAAAACATCCAATTTTAGTTTCATCTTAGCATCTCTGCGACTAGCTGCTTTGTCACGGCATTTTCGAACCAGGGATACTCGGGGTTTTTTCGCAGCGTGATTTTTGCCTTGCCGCTGGCCGTAATCTCGCGCCCTTTGAGTAGATATAGATCGCGGAAATCTGGCGCAGCCTGAGACTGTGACAGGTAGAAAACATTATCCGCATCGTGCATTAACTGCCCGCTGCCTCGCAAGATTTTCATGCTAGGTTCAAACCCGTTGCCATTGCTACCCATGCCCTCTTTCGTTACCGAATCCACGGTTATCCCGATCATACCCAGGTCTTTTGCAATTGCACTAATTTTTCGACTTAAATACCCGCTCCTCTCCACGTCATTTTGGTTTTTTAGTTCGTCCGTCATGAGGTGTAGATAATCCAGAACGAAGATTTTTACCCCATAACGCGCTCGGAGACGTTTTAGGTCAGACCTTAGCTGATCTGTAGTTAGCTCAGCCCTAGGATAGACATAGACTGGCAGCGATTCCGCATCCCCTACAGTTTGAGCAAACAAAATCCAGTCATCAGGTTGCATTTTGCCAGATTTGAGGCGATGGGTTGGGATTTTTGCTAGGGCACTAATACAACGCAACATAAGCTGCAACTCACGCATCTCCAGGCTATAAATCGCAACCCCAGCCTGTCTGCCCTCGATAACCGCCATGAGGCCAAGTTGCATCGCCAGTATGCTCTTGCCCATCCCTGGAGCTCCAGCAATTAGGGTTGTCTCTCAAGACGGAAGGCCTCCCGTGAGATGGTCAAAATCCGTTAACCCAACGGAAACGCCGTAAACGTCCTGAGGATTGTCTTTTCTTTGCTCAACATAGTTATACAGTCGATTTAGAGCGCCTTTCCAGTGCTCTGCGGCTTCCCCTGTACTAAGAGCCAAGCTGTCTAACCCGCTATATATATCCCCTACCGTCTGCCCTACCTCCACCTGCAGATTATACGCCCTACGAGCCAGCTCACTGGCTAGCTCAATCATACGTCGGCGCGATGCATAGTCCGCTAACCGTTTTACATGCTCCTGGATTGCATATCGACCTGCATAACTAGCCGTGAGCCGAGCCAGATATCCATAACCTCCTGCGTTTTCCAGTTCGCCCGCGCGCTTTAGCTCGTCCCCTATAGCCTCTAGGTTGCCCGCTGCATCTGGACGGCGCCTAAGGATTTTTGCTATTTGTTGATGCTTGACCAAGCGAAACCAACCCGGGTCAATCTCGCCCATGATATCAGCATCAAAATCCACTAACAACGTACCAAGAATCTGCTGCTCGATTTTTTCACTCCATAACTGGGGAGCATCTGTATCGAAATTTTCTGGTTGCATCTATAGCCTCCTGTTTTTTTAAATTTCTCTCACGAGTATATCACGAATTGATAACTGAAAAAGTCTCAAACTGCGACCCGGCTTGATGCACTATCTCCGCCTGCGGCCAAAGCTCTCGCATCCAGTATAGCGTAACTGGTTGCCCTTGTTTGCCGCGAAAATCAACGGTGCGCCACCACAAAACAAACTTTTCCAAACGAGCGAAAAATTCTTCCCCTTGACTGCATGCCCAGGCGATAAACTCTCTCCCAGCCTGAGTGCGCCAGCTGGGAGTAATTCGGCAGGTTGTCTCAATCGCTCGCTTGACGCGAAAATCTAGAGATTCTCTAGCCGCCAGCATCCCGTCAACCAAATCACCGCGCTTGCGCATCTCTGTTTCCGTTGATGCTTTTTCTTCCAGTGTTGAGGTTTTGGTTTTTTGCAAAATCTCTTTTTTAGTCTCTGTTTTAATCTCTTTAAGAGAATTGCTCAATTTGCACAAATCCATTTGCTCAATTTGAGCACTTCCATTTGTGCAATTTGAGTAAATGCATTTGTCGTTTTCGTCAAATGGTAGACTCTCTGGCTTTTCTGCTACAACCGATTCTAACGCCTCATAATCGATCGTATACCAGAGCGTCCGGTCATAAGTGCTCGGGTTAAAATTGCCTTTGAGTAACAGACCTTTCTCCACCAGCCCGTTTATAGTCCTGCGCACCGTAGCCGTTGACCAAAACGGGAAATTTTCTGATTGCCACTGCTCGCAACTACCATAAGTCCAGGTTTTATCCTGGACTAAATTTTTCCCGCTCTTTCGGTTGATCTCAATCCAGTAGTGAAACTGTTGAAGTAAAATAGCCTCATTCAGCCCGATCTTGACAACCAGAGTAGGCAAGATAACCAGCGGAGCTTCGTCAAGTAAAAGCTTTGCCATTAGATTTCTTCATACTTTCCGCATGCTGGAAATCCAGCCCTCCAGTCCGTAGCATAACCATGCGTTATGATAGTCTGAGTGCACTTTAGATAAGTTTTCGACCCACGCTTTTGCCGCGCCAAGAAACGGCAGGATTGGCAATTTTTGCCAGGTGCGCGCCCGTACAGAGCGTGCATATGCTGAATGCGCTCTGGATAGCGAATATCGCATTTTCCCAAGTCAAACAACGCCATTTTATCTCTCCCTTCTGCTCGTAGATTAATTAAAAACCTGTTCTTATCTCAGGGGGCTTCGCATATATAGGCGCAATTTACCCGCTTGGCGAGCAGGGAAACCACCCTGAGGTAAAAACAGGTTTTGACTTTGCGCCTGCGGTTCGCTGCCGCTGATTTTAATGTCCCAACCAGACTGCCATTCTGGTGTATATATATAATAACACACTTTCGTAAAATGTCAAGAATTGCAAAATTGCCTCTTGACAACCACTCAAAATCGGTATATAATGTTATCAAGATCAAATAACAGTAAAAAAAAGGAGAAAACAAGATGAACGACAATGAAATCCAGAAATTGAACAATACACAGGGTTACCAGGATTATATGCTGATCGGATCAGATTTAGTAACCAATTATCAATTTTCCGACCGAGCAGAAGCCGGATATCTACCCAGAAAAATTGCAAAACAAGGTTTCCGGGTTACTCATCGAGAAACCTGGACTTGGGAAGTAAAACCATCTTGGCTAGGTGGAGGTTTTCACTTAGCTGCGTACAAAACAAACGTCAAAATCGAGGAGGTAAAATGACTCGAATTAGAACTAGTTCCGGTGATGCACACCGGAGAGAAATCAACATTCACCGAAGCCAACTAAAACAGAAACAGTGCTATAGCGATACTCCTGAGAGCATGCGACAAAAGCTATATAACGCAGTTGCCAGCCTCAAGGCCGCCGACCCCGAAGGGTGGGAAGTTTGGTATGACCGAGAAATCCCTGACTGGTACAGCTGGGAAAATCTCTCTCTTATCCGACTTATCATCGCTGTGATCGAGAACCGGGTCGCTGAATTAAAAAAATTGCCTCTTGACAACCGCTAAATTTGTTGTATAATGTTATCAAGATCAAATAATGTATATATAAAAAAAAAGGAGAAAACAAAATGCAAAAGACACTAACGATTAAAGGCGAAAAATTCACCTCGCAACAAATCGCAAAAAAAATGCTAACCTCCCCGATCTTACTCGGTGGAGACTACGAACTTGACCTAAACGGAGAACTTTTTTACGCGACCTTTCGCCGATATGATGACCTATGGTATGTTACCTGTTCTCCCGAACGCGCAACTTGCATTCAACTAACCCCAGCAATTACCACCAAACACTCGATCTGGATGGAGGTATAGACATGCTAATTGATATTGACATATAATAAATCGCGTGTTATCATATTTACATACCGGAGGATAAATGAACAGCACACCTAACGCCAAATGTGATTTCAGAATGCTCTCTGCCCTCCAGGCAAGGGCATCTCAAATGGATCGCTCCGCCGGATGGATCATCCGGCAAGCCGTAAAAACCCTTACCCAGGGATGGGCACAAAACGGAACTCGTATCAAGGTCAAAATGGCTAAGCCCATGACTCACCGATTGCCTCTAGCCACCATGCCAAGCGAGTTACGCAAAGAGCTACACCAATATTGCGCGGCTAACGAAATCACTCTCTCTCAGGGACTAAGGGAGGCCATCGGACTATATCTAGGGCTAGCCGAACCCAGCGAGGAGGAGTCAAACCAAACCAAACTAAACTAAACCATTCATAAACTCTAAATTCAAAATCGAGACAGGAGCAAAAACATGAACAAGATCTCATTACCAACTGAATACACCCAGGAAATTGCCTCTGGCATGGAAGCTGGGGGCGGTATCCAGTTACCATTCTCCGTTTGTTACGGATGGGTCGTAAATGGAAAATCCGAGCTAAAACAACTGGGCGGAGTTGCGTACTTCGGCGGCTGGAATTTTCGCCGAACCGAGGTTGACGATTACATAGCAGAAACGCAGAACGAAATCCCCTCATATTTCAAACCAGTAGAGCGGGAAACAGAAACAGAAACCATACTGAGCTATGAGAGCCGCTATATTATGGTCGCACCTATCGCGTTCCGTCAATCGTGGATCACGGAAAACAAGCAACGCTTTGACCACTATGTGGAGGGAGGACGGCCACACGCTCAAGTGCTGTGCTACTTGCTAGACTACCGAAAAGACGAACACGGAAATCCTATCTATCCAGGCTTCGGGCCTATAGTCATCAGCGGAAAAGGCTACCAGGCTCGCAACATCCGAGACGCGTTCGCGGCGTGGGAAAAATATACTGCTCCGCTACGGCGTGAGATTGCGCCCGGCGTATCTTCGTACTTTTTTGCCGTATGCCTAGGCACGTTCGGAGACAAGCCGAATTTTGTCCAGGTTGGTGGACAGGCAAAAAGCACAATCACCCCCATTGTTGCGTGGCTGCCAGAAAACCTAACCGCAGGGACACTGGCCAAACTGTTCGTCGGCGAAACCGTCGCCGCGACCATGGTTGATTTCAAACAGCAAGCGGTAGACTGGCTGTCTGCTTGGAAAGGCACAGGGCAGGATCAAATGCCATCCAAATATGCTGATAACGGAGCTAATAATGCCCCTGAGAACTTTCCACCAGATAACGAGCCGTTTTAGTTGAGCATACAGCATCGCTGGAGAAGTTGGCGCAAAGTTTTCAACTTTGCCAGCCAGCCAGCCAGGGACGGCGAGCCGGATAGTGTAACCGGCATAAAAAACAGGAGAACTCATATGATTAAAACCCGTGCTCAAATTGACGCAAAAGTCGAGGAAATTCAGTCGCTCATCGATTCTCTACCCCCGTGCTCTGGGCATCGAGGGGTATTGTCCACAGATATTAAAAATTTCTGGACATATAAGGGGGGAACACGACCAGAAGATAAAGCGATTGAACAGTGGATTTATGGCAACTCAAAAATTTATGACGCCGAATTGAAAATCCATTACGACTATCTTAAGTTTGTCCGCTATCTGATCGCCAACGGGATTACGATCGATATTCCGACATACGACATCGGCAATGCGACTTTTTATGCGCTAGAACAGCTATCGATTGATCTGCTAAACGGATATATGTTCGGCCAGCGGGCTTATAACGACCTGATCGCTCAAACAATCCAGCCTGGATTGTTTAGGATTCTGCCCGCCGAACAATGGCCACGCTTGCCGCTAAGCTGGGTCATATGCCGCCATTGCCATAGGCTAACCTATCATATACCATGCGATTTTTGCGGAGAGGGGTATCACCATGCGCTCGTATCCTAAAATCATGCGCATCTCGAATCTTACATCAGCCAAGCAGGCTTCCCACAAGTGCGAGTTTTGTAGGGCTGGGGGGGGGGTAAATAAAATCATTTACTTCCAAGAATCGATGAATTTTGACGAGGAAGTTTTCTTTTTCCACCGCCAGTGCCTGCCTCAACGGGAAGCCCAAATCTTAGCAAAAATCTATCCCTGGTATTATGAAACTATCCAGGACTAGATAACAAGCCTCCCCTCCCCTGCTCGGTGTTGGGTAGGGGAGGGGGCAAAATACTTCTCCCCACGCACGCACGCACATTCTTATGCTCAACGAGAAACCACTTTTCCCTGCAATTCTTAGCGCAATCCTAACTGCAGCTTGTTATACCGCTCAACACTACATGACTGGATGGGTAGCCATGCTGGCTATGCTGCTAGTATGGGTGTTTGCTGGCGCGACATTTTTTCACTTCTGGTCCTGGGCTTTCGACTCCGCTCTGCAGCAATACCTGCAGCGTCAATCGGCTAAACTGGCTGGCAATTACGACTTGGCTCTGGCAGAGCGGCTGGCACGTCTAAACTCGGAACAACTTGAAGCGTTTATGGCTATCCTGCACAGCGAGCCGACTATCACGGCAACGAAAGACAGTCTAGTAATTAACGGCGTATCCGTGCCGAGCGAGTTTATCCGCGAGCTAATCGCCAGTACCCGAGACGGTTACATCAAGCCCGAGAGAGACTACAGCGAGGGCAGCACTGAACGGCTATACTACAAAACCATAACTAACTATCTAATCCGTCAAGGGTTAGCAGAGCCCGCCAGCGGGAACAAACCAGTAAAAGTGCCTTCCTGGCGGTCTGCACTGCAAGTGTTGGGAGGCGTATAAACATGACAAAAAAGGCTTCGTACACGGCTGTACATAAGCGAAAAAATGAAAAAGGTAATCTAGATCAGATCCGTTCCTATCTCGGCTTTTTGCACGTCGAGCAGGGCTATACACTCCGCCAGATCGCATCGTTGTTTGACCACCTGACCTATGGTGATATAAGCCGGATACTTCGGGGCATCGAGCCGAAAGCCCCGCTAAAGCGCCTAGAGATGGGATTACCCAGCGTTATGCCTGCCCCCGTTTGCCCAATCCATAATGTAGTCCATCTAGGCCGATGCCCGGGGGAGCGCCAATACAGGGATTTGTATGCTATACCTCTGAAGACACTGGCTAAGATGATCAACGAGAGGCGGTAAATTATCTCTTGACAACCGCTCAAATCTGTTCTCTAATGTTATTAGAATTGAATACAAACAGGAGAAAAAATGCAATGGAACTTGGTCAACTATAATGGAAAATTAGCTGTTACTTTCGGCTGGTCGCCTGACTATGATCAGCCAATTGAGCGGCGTGACCTATGGGTATCACCCAAAGAATCATGGGACGAGCACTACTATTCCCAATACACCCAGGTTCGTTTGGGAGCAAACGGAGTCTTTTGGTGCTACTCTACGCTAACCTGCACCGAAAAACCGTTACATACGCAATTCTGGAAACATGTCCAAGAGACCCGGGAAGTAAAGATGCCCAGCCGCGGCGGAAAGAATTGGAAATGGGTGTGGAGAAGTGGCCGATGGGTAAAACAGTTTTGAGCGTCGCTCAGATCGCGGTTGGCATAAAAGCCCTTCAAAGCGCCAGGCAAAGAGACGCCTTCGATGCGAACTTGTATAAACAACGCGCCATCATAACCGAGCGCCATCGAAAAATCGCAGAGCGTTATGATGTGCTTACAGCAGTCATCGAATTTTTAACCGAGCTAAAAAATGAAACCAGTTAACTTGCCTGTACAGAAGCCCAAAACGAAACCACTGGTACGGTGCACGGCCTGTAACGATACTGGCTTGATGTCTTACTCAGTCATGGCGGCGGGCGGGGTGATAAAAACCTATTCCAACCCTTGCCCGTTTTGTCAATCTAGAAAACAACAGGAGAAAAAATGAAAACTATAATCGAGAATATGAAGAAAATTGAAGATGCCGCTAACTCGCTCATGGATGACATTTTTTACGCCCGGCGAGTAGAGTATCTGCTAGGGAAAGCGAAAGCGAAACGACTTATGCTACTCGGCAAGGCACAATTAGAGGGGCCCCTAACCGGTAAAAACGAAACCGTTAGGGAATACGAGCTCCAGATGCTATACCCTGTCACCCACAGGCGTATAGTCCAACTACAGCGCGCAACCCTAAAAGCGCAAACTAACCTGGAAATCAGCCGAGTCATGTGGGCTGCAGTCGAGCTCCTGGAGCGCCGTGACTATGCGTGAATTCCTACTACTGCTAATTTTGCTCCTAGTAATATGCCCCGTGGCTTGTCTAGTCCAGGCAATCATAACGGGCGATTATCAACTCGATATCCCATTGCCGTTTGGGTATAGTTTTCACATCCAGCCGGGGTGGAGTAACTGGATACTCTGCAGCCCTGATAACCTGCCCTGTCATGCCAATCCGTTCAGCGTTCCACTACCAGTGGAGGAAAAATGAGCATTACCGAAAAACTACTAGAAAACTCTGTAGATATCATGGTATCTATAGGCAAGCTTATAGGAGCAGATAACGAAGATTGCCCGGAACTGGTTCAAGATTTTTACTATGACTGGCTAGTTGGAATCCTCGTAGTCGGAAAATTTTTCGATACGCTGCTAGACGTTTATGCCGCGTATTGGTTGCAGATCGTTATCATGGCGATACTGCTCGGTATTCCAATCTGGCTATTAAGTACAGGGAGGTGAAATGGATAATGTCTTGTTGCTATATCTGATTTTGAGCAACGGAATCTACTACGCCGCGCTGTGTTACAGCGGGATTACTATAACAGGACTTATTGCTATGGGCTGCGCAATCGCATATACAGCCCTGCGAGACAAAGTCCGTCCAAAAACCTGGATTATCACCGAGAGAGGATTTGAGCCGTATGAATAAACCAACCAATGGCCTCGGAGAATGGGCAGGATGCGCAACCGCTCTAATTGTTTTAGCGGCCGTAGTTGTCGCCGCCATTGTGATTATAGGCGCACCATCGTTCGAGTCATGGCTAATACACGGAGCGGAAGCTTCGCACCAAGAGCGCATGGCCGCACTACCTGACACTGAGCATGAGTATGCTCTATACCAGCAAGCCGAAGTGGCAACAGAGTTAGGCGATAACCTTGTTGCAGTAGCCGTATCTGCAGATATCAGTCAAACCCAAATCGCTCAAGCTATTCCATCCAGCCTATGGGCAATCGCTCTGATAATCGTTAGCATCACCGCTCTGGTTATCGTCTTAACACTTAAGCCACGCTCGAGCGAACAGAGCTCATCTGTTTATCATCCCAGCCATGAGTATTCCAACCGACAACGATGACTATTACCGACAACGATGACTATTATGACGAAATCGAGGCTGAGGAAGGCTGCAGCCGGCTTGTCCTGCTTTTCTATCTAATGCTGTTCTGCGGAGGCTGCGTTTTCATCACCATCACTGTGATTGTGCTAGCGATTATGGCGATTATTACTTAATTGGAGTCATTATGAGCGATCAGACAAAAACCAAACTCGATCTACACTTACACCAGTGGGGAGGCTGGGGTAGCCCCCAGAAAGGGACGGTAGAAAACAAAACTTATTACTACCAACTGCGTTACTGTACGCACAAAGGCTGCAAAGCCGGACTGCACCGATTTTGCGACCGGAACGGCAATCCTGCCAAGACACCAATTTATTATAGAGAGAGGATATAGCATGAACATGAAAAAGCAATTGGGGATAGGGGTGACACTTTTACTGGCAATTTTGGTACTAACTACAATCCAAGCAACCCGGGCGGATTTTATTCCGCCTGAACCGCCACTATGCACTAGCTGGGAGGAGTTTGCGAAAAACCCGCATCTCTGCCCACCGCCCGCGAAAGAGCTAGATGATGAGGAGTGGCTATGCCACGACCCAGCGTATGGATACTACTACGGATACTGCGCACCAGAGCTGCTCGATATCTGGTCGCAGCCAGAGTACAACCCATACCCCGGCCCTGTACAGAATAATCAACTAGACATCATGAAAATCTTGCCACACTGGTTGACTAGAGGAAATCAATGACTGAATGGCGGGAGTGGCTGGAGCGGCAAAAAAATATATTAGCCCAACAAAAAGCCCAAGAACAAACAGTAAAAGTACAAAAAGCAAAAGCTGTTTACACTCTCATCACCGAGCGGGATAAACTACTGATAAGCGGACTTGCTGGCTGTACGTTTCTGCCTGGCTCATGGGATAAACGGTTTGTCAAGGCGATGTATGGATATGATAGCGTTGAGCGTAAAATCATTTATCCGACCGAGATCACTGAAAAACAACGGGGGTGCCTGGAAGAACTATATCACCGCTACCGTAGGCAGATACCCAATCACAAAAAACTATGCCGAAAGTAGGTCGTGAAGCCTTATGATTCTTGCATCCCCCTACCCCTGGTTTGGAGGAAAAGCCAGGGTCGCCCACCTCGTCTGGCCTGCGCTTGGCGACGTTGAACACTATGTCGAGCCGTTCTTCGGCGGTGGCGCGATTCTGCTCAACCGCCCAACCGAGCCGCGGGTTGAGACGATCAACGACATCGACCTCTACGTAGTCAACTTCTGGCGCTCCGTCCAGAAAGCGCCGGAGGAGGTCGCCTATCACGCTAACAATCTGGTCAACGAATCTGACCTGATCGCCAGGCATATCTGGCTGGTCAACACAGGCGCAGAGCGGATCGCCCGGCTCGAAGGCGACCCGGACTACTACGACGCCAAGGTCGCAGGGTGGTGGGTGTGGGGGATCAACTGCTGGATAGGCAGCGGATGGTGCAGCGGGCGCGGCCCCTGGTCGGCGGACGCGGACGGGAAGTTAGTAAAGAACGGCAACGAAAAGGGGGTAAATCGGCAACGCCCATATTTGGGAAATGCAGGTATAGGTATCAACGCCGCAAGGGGGGTAAGCAGGCAACTCCCACACTTGAGTAACCCTGGTCGAGGTATCAACGCCGCAAGGGGGGTAAGCAGGCAACCCCCACACTTGGGGGATGCAGGTCAAAAGACCAACGCTCAGCGGCACCGCGAACATGCCGATACACTGTGCGGGGTCAGGACAGGAGAGGCCGAGTTAGGTGAGTATTTCAACCGGTTAGCCGAGAGATTGCGCCGCGTGCGGGTTTGCTGCGGCGACTGGTCGCGCGTCGTCACCCCCGGCGCACTGGCACATGGAAAAACCGTGGGGGTGTTCCTCGACCCGCCCTACGACCAAGACATGCGGAGCGAAGAATTGTATAACCATGACACATCCAGTCTCTCCGTTGCTGTGCGGGAGTGGTGCATCGCGAACCAGGACAACCCCCGTTACCGCATCGTGCTGTGCGGATACGAAGGGGAGCATGACCTCCCCGGCTGGCGGGTTGTAGCCTGGAAAGCGGGGAGAGCTTACGGAAATGCGAATGGCGAAACTTCCAACAGTGCAAACCGGCACAAGGAGCGCATCTGGTTCTCTCCAAACTGCCTGACTGTGCAGAAAAGTTTGTTCGATGGGTGAGGGTCATAAAATGAAAACTAAAATTGATAAACTAGAAGCCTATAGAGTAACTACCGGATTTTTTGCATCGTCACCGGATGATGGTTTGAATGGAATCTTTATTATCCCATCCAAACCGCCCGTCTCCCCGGAATGTTGTAATTTAGTTTGCATAGCATCAAACGGTATGGGTTGGGAGCACGTCTCAGTCGAGGTCAAATTCCATCCGTCACGGAAACGACTTCCAAGCTGGAACGAGATGTCGCACATAAAAGATATGTTCTGGGAATCTGATGAAACCGTGCTGGAATTTCACCCTAAAAAATCTGATTATGTGAATGTACATCCGTGGGTTCTACACCTATGGAAAAAAGTTGGGGTAGAGCATGAACTACCGCCAGTAGAACTGGTATAGGGTAACTAACCCACAATATCAAGATTTGAAAATTCCCTCTTGACAACCGTTAAATTTGTTATATAATGTTATTGCACTGTAATAATCAGAACATTAATAAAATCCAGAGCTTGCAAGTCGGCGGCTACCGCTAAGAAGCCAGTAAAATTCGGCTTGAGGGCAGGGTTGACATCCGAGAGCATAGCTAGAGACTGGCAGAGCGGGTGCTACTGGATAATGCGAGTGAAATAACCAACGGCGAAGGCAAGTCAACCGGTGTCGTTCTCGCAGAGGGAGTTCGAATCCTCCCGCCGACTCGCAAGCTCTGGATGAGGAGGAAAAATGCTGCGAATATCAAGAAGTACGAGGTGGGCAGAAGCCCCCGAAGGGGCTTTTGCACATTCCGAGGGGAACTTGGTAAGAATAACAGTTGTAGTCGTCCACCCCGACGACTACAAACTGCTAACATCCAGGGACAACGCGCTAAATAAACTCACTGGAGAGCTATTTAGCACAGGATTGAAGCGGTCGTGGTGGGAAAGCTGGCATGATGCTTCAATCTCCGGCGAGGAAGGAGACCCACTCGCCGAAGAATTTTTTGAAAAGCTATACCGCGCGCTGGAAGAGCGGTATAGCCCTCCCCAGTACGTAGAGGTAGAGGTAGAGGGCAGGAGCGACTGGCCTGAACTACCGCCTTTGCCTCTAATCGAAAAGTAAAATAAATCACACTAAACCTCCCGCCCTGAACCGGGCGGGATTTTTTTTGCTACTACACTACGGTTATGTCTTCTTTAGCAGCCAGTTTGCCACATAACCACCGACCAGAGACCACGTTTCGCCATTTGAGTTAACCACTTCGCCAAACTTAAGAAGCGGCTTCCCGTCATATACGATCCCGCTGTAAGGCTGATCGCTGCCTGACAACGGCTGTGGCCTGAGATACGCATAACTCGCCGTCGTATCTACTACTACCCAGGTTAACTGTGGCGATGGAGGGACAGACACCTCTCCCCACAGATACTCAGCAATTGCCCTGGATCTCTCAGCTTGGTTCGGAGCATGGGTGCCCAAAAATAAATAATCTAACGCCCAAAAACTGCAACCAGAAAAATTTTTTGTATGGCACGTGTCAAGAAACAGCTTGGTATCATCGTAGCCTGGTCCGGGTGAGGCATATCCATCCCCGATGTAGCAACGTCCTGCAGGTATGTAGGCCAGAAATACCCCGTACGTATCCATCAAGCCACTGTACTGGTCATAGCTGATAACCGTCTCATGGTATGGCCCTCGACTTGCACTAGGCGGTTGCCAGTACACTTGCGGCGCAACATAAGCAATCCCGTTTGCCATAAATGCACCAAATGGAAAACCGAGATGATATGCTGGGAAACGGTAAGTGCTCAATCCTACAGGTATATCTAGTGTGTTTGGGGCGAGCTTGCTCATGTAAATCTGTGCTCGTTCCTCAGCACTTGGTAGACCGCCTAGATCAATTTTATATTCCTTTTCAGCGTCAATTTCAAAGTAGTCGAGATTGTATTCCTCAATTGCCTGGCGAGACACAACTGCCTCTTTATCCGGTGCAGTAGACGGTACAACTTTCCACGCCCCAACCGACTTATCGTAATACACCCCGCCATAGACATAGTGCCAGCCGCCGACTTTTAGTCCAACCGACCGCAGAGCAGTTATCAGCGGGTGCAAGCTCGTGTCAAGATAGTTCCCGTTTGCTACCTTGACATTGACTGAGGTCAATCCAAGCTCAAGGCATTTTGCCTGGATAGCATGGATTGACCCGCAATTTGCTTGCCGCCACAAAAACATGGTTTTGCCAGATGGCAACGGCATGCTGTTACCCAGCCCCTTTATGTTTGGTCATCTCATGCGCAAGCTGAGAGCCAAAGTATCCCAGGATAATTGAGACGACCAAAGCCCAGAACGGCTGGATCATCTCCA